AACGGCGCGCTACTTTGGGCACCTCCGTCAGTAGCCGCACTCGGCGCAATGTCTTATGGACAACGAACACAAGAACTTTGGTTTGCTCCTGCCGGCTTTACAAGAGGTGGGTTGTCAGCGAATAATGCCGCTGGCCTCCCAGTTGTCGGCGTTCGTCAGCGATTAGTTTCGAAAGAACGCGATAAACTTTATGAAGCAAACATTAACCCGATTGCTCAATTCCCAGCGGAAGGTATTGTAATCTTTGGTCAAAAGACCCTACAAGTTACTCCATCTGCTCTTGACAGGATTAATGTTAGAAGACTGATGATCTTTGTCAAACGACAGATTTCTAGAATTTCAGCAACATTGCTGTTCGATCAAAATGTTCAGAGCACTTGGAATCGTTTCTTAGGCCGAGCAGAGCCATTCCTCGCCTCCGTTCAGGCTGGATTGGGATTGACTGACTATCGCATCATTTTGGATGAGACAACTACGACTCCAGATTTGATCGATAGAAACATTATGTATGCTAAGATTTTCCTTAAGCCTGCGCGAGCGATTGAGTTCATTGCGATTGATTTTGTGATTACAGATTCTGGCGCTTCATTCGAGGATTAATAAAACGATAGACTATTTATAAGTGAGACATAAGGAGATATAATAAATGGGATGGTGGAATGACGTTAATGTAGAGCCTAAAAGAGCTTTTAGGTTTTTGATGACTTTAGGGAGTGAAGCTTCCAGAAGCATCTCCAGTTATTTTATAAAAACAGTTAAAAAGCCAAACTTTACTATGGACGGCGCCCAAGAAGTTAAATATATTGGACACACTTTTAAATATCCTGGTCGAATGAAATGGGAAGATGTCACTGTTACCATTATTGATCCAGCAAGTCCAGATGCTAGCGCCGCCTTGATGAATATACTACAAGCTTCTGGCTATAATAGTCCGCGCGCGGCAAACTTGAACGCACAGGTCTCCATATCAAAAGCCTCAGCTCAAGCGGCACTTGGCGGCGTAAAGATATCGCAGATTAATGCCGCGGGGCACCAGATAGATTCTTGGAGTCTTGTTAATCCTTTTCTAATAGGAGTGGACTTTGGGGAACTTAGTTATGACACTGATGATATTGTTAATTATACATTAACAATATCATACGATCATGCAACATTCGCGACCAACGGCAGCGTCGGGCCCACGGTGCATCCCAACGTCAAAACCCAGTAATTGATGGGATAAAATATGGCATTTTGGAGCGATATCAACATAGAACCCAAAAGAGATTGGCGCTTCAAAGGCGTCATCGAGAACTCCGGCGGGGGGCTCGAAGGCGTCATCCAACCAGAGACAGTTCTTTCATTTTCCCCTCCAAAATTTGATGCTCAGCTTTCAGAAGAATTTAACTACTTTGGCGGTGTTAAAAGAACTATTATTCCTAATCGGTACGAATGGGGCCCTCTTAGCATTGTCCTTCGAGATAGCGAAACGAACATGGAAAAGATCGCAAAACCGCTCACAGCGACCTGGAATAACAGCTATGCTATGTGGACATGGTTGGTGAATACTAAGATTATCAAAGCCAGTACTGGGAAATTAAATACACCAGACAGTATCGATGCCACGTGGGACTGCCAGGTAGATCGGATCGGCGCGAACGGTAAAAAGATGGAACAGTGGAAATGGACTGGACAAATTAGTAATATTACTTTTGGAAATTTCGATTATAACTCTGACGCGCTGAGCACTGTTAAACTAGATTTTAAGGTCACGACTGTGCAATATAATTCGCCCGCAGCCCTCGCGTCCAAAAAAATTCTTTTTTAGTAACACTTAAATCTTCTTAAAAGAACAATAAAAAAGAGATATAATTATAATATGGAGGAAAGATGAGAAATAATCAAGATAGATTAGGCCTGGAAGAACCAACTGATAACCTTCAGCCAAATACGGATGTCCCACCTACAACTCAAGTAATGCAATTTATTGTTCCAACGGAAATTGTTGAGCTACCGAGTAAAGGGCTTTTTTATGATGAAGGTCACCCTCTTTATGAAAAAGAAACTGTTGAGATTAGACATATGACCACAAAAGAAGAGGATATATTAATTAATCAAAGTTACATCAAGAATGGAATTGTTATCGATAAGTTGATTCAATCGGTTTTAGTGACGCCACAAGTCAATGTTAAAGATATGCTTGTTGGCGATAAAAATGCCCTTACAGTGGCATGCCGCCTTTATGGATATGGCCCAGAATATGAAACAAAATATACTTGCCCTTCTTGTAATCACTTGCAGACATATACTTTTGATTTAACTGAGATAAGTAATGATGATTTTACTTCATATTTAGAAGAGTTTGATGCTCAAGTGGATTATGATAGAAAAACCATTACATTACCCATTCCAAGAACTAACACGAAATTAGAGTTAAAAGTCCTTAAGGACGACATTTCTCCTAAAAAAACAAAGAAGAAAAAGGCAGGAATTATTACAAGTCAATATGAAAAGATGATCCATGCAGTTAATGGTAATTCTGACAGACAATATGTAAAGTCATATATCGCTTCTATGTCTGCTTTAGATAGTCGTTATCTTAGAGCAGCTTATTCTAAACTTGTGCCTTCGGTAGATTTTAATTGTAACTTTGAATGTGAGGAATGTGACTTTATAAGTGAAGTGGAGGTTCCGCTTAATGCGGACTTTTTTTGGCCTCAATTCTGATTATATAAAGACCATATACGAGCAATTTTTCTATATGAAATATTATGGAGGATGGAGTTTGTTCGAATTATATAGTTTACCAATAGGTCTTAGAAATTGGTATTTTAAAAAGCTCTCAGAACACAAGAAACAAGAGAATGAGAGCATCAACAAAGCCGCATCAAAAAATAACTCGCTCAGCCCTTCTCGTTTTTAATATTAAAACTATTTATCTCTATGGAAGAAAAGATAATTATCGATCTCAACGAAGCAAAGCTGCTTAACGAAAGCGCTTCTTTAATCCGTTTTGGAGCTAAAGTCAAACAAGCTCTTTATTATATGTTTGCACCTTCCGGAGTTTCTTTTTCACAATTCTATCTTAAAGGTAGTCCTGGTGATATCCAAGCATTTACTGCCGTTTTGGCATCTGAAAAAAGGTATATGGATTCTTATTTACAAAATGGGTTAAATGATCCAAAAGTCTTAAATAATCGATATGCTTTAGACAGAGCAGTTCAAAAATTTGAACGAGAGACGGGCGTTAAATGGCCATTGAAATAGGGAAACTAACCAATGGCTGATGATATTACGAAAACTACCCAAGCACTAAAACAACAAATAGAAAATGCTAAGCTTCTTAACGAAGAAATGGAAAGGTTGCGCGCTTCTGGCATCGATGCTTTTGGTAAAATAAAAGACAGCATAGATCAAATGGCCGGCAGCACAGATGATGAAATAAAGCGCGTGACAAAAGTAAAAGACGCATTCGGGGACATCGAAGCTAGCTTAAAAGAAGCTTTAGGCACTCAATTTAAATACGCTACTGAATTAGAAAAAACCATGATTCTTAGTCAAAATATTGCCAAAGTGGAAGATCTTCGTTTGCAAAAGTTATTAGAACAAGAGCGAATTCAAAAACATATACATGCCGTTAATAAAGAGTTAGAGACTTCAGGGGATAGAATAAGCGCCCGGTTAGCAGAATTGGTTGAACATGAAAAAGAGCTTGTTCGCGAGCTGCAAGAGCGACAAGATTTGACTGAGGAGCACAAGCTCCAAATCCGCGATGGGCTCACCGGCCTCCGCGCTCAGCTCGTTGAACTATCAAACATTAATGAACTAAGTGAAGATCGAGAAAAACTTTTACGTAACAGAGCAAAAGATTTACAACATGACCTTGCATTAGTACAGGATATCACCGGCGAAGACGAGAAAGACTTAAAAGAACTTAAGAAAAAAATAAACGCACTACGAGCCGTGCTCGCAGCACGTGACAAAGAAAGAAAGAAAGGCGAAGAAATTCGTAAAACCGAAGACAGCGCAGAAGCTATAGCACAAAATCGCTTAGAATCAGCTTTAGGATTAAAAGATGCCACAGCAGATTTTGCTGATTTATTGATTGATGCAGGGGGAGATGCAAAGAAGCTGGATGCCATTGCGCAAGGATTACAAAAAGCATTCAAGAAGGCATTCGATCCAAAAGTTTTAATGAAATCGCTTAAAAACTTTGGCAAAGATTTTATTGACAAGTGGGGTAAAATAGGAAAAGATGCTTTAATCGGACCTGAATCTTTACAACAAAAAGTTGATGATATGGAGAAGCGATTAATTCAGACTACTGGAGCAACAGATAAACTAGGTAAAGCTGCTCGCGAGCTAACGGATGAAATGGTACATCAAGGATTTGTCTATGGAGAAGTCGAAAATGCTATGGGTGGCCTATATATGTCCTCAGCTGCTTTTACTAAGTTAGCAGAAGATGAACAATATCAAATGGGGAAATTGGCATTACAGCTTGGTAGCTTGGGTGTTAATACAAATACTTTTGGTGCTTCTATGAATAAAATGTTAAAAGTATTTAAATACACTCCTGCACAAACTAGAAAAGTCACTACAGAGTTATCTAATTTCGGAAGAGCGTTGGGGACTGGCCCTAATAAAATGTTGCAACAATTCAATGAGCAAATGCCTTTAATAGCAAGATATGGAAGAGAAAAAGGGGTAGAGATGTTCAAACAGTTAGCAACAACTGCTCATCTTGCTGGAATCGAAATGAGTGATTTGGTAAATATTGCCAAAACATTTGACACTTTCGAAGGCGCAGCTGAAGCCGCTGGTAAACTTAATTATATGTTAGGTGGACCTCTTTTGAACTCCATGGACTTATTAAACGCATCAGAAGCAGATAGAATTCAAATGCTTAGGGATGCAATGAAAGAAAGCGGTAGGTCATTTAAAGAACTTGGAAGATTTGAGAAAGATTTAATTGCTGATACTTTAAAAACCCGGGCTGATGTTGCTCAAGCATTGTTTGAAGATGAAGATCTTTCAAGCTTAGAAGCTGCAGCTAAAAAAATAGAAGGCCAAGCTAAGAGTTTAGGCAAAGTAAAAGATCAAAGTAAAGATGCCCGAACAGCAGAACAAAACCTTGCTGCATCGCGCCAAAAGGCAATTTTAGAGACAGGCATATTATCGGACATACTTAAGGCCCTTAACAAAAAATGGATTGAATTGCAAGGCATCCTGGCAGAATTTTCACCAGTTATTGCACTATTAGGTCTAGCTTTTACCATTCTTAGCGGAGTTATACAATTTCAGCTTATGAGATCTATCGCCATAGCGAACGGAACAGCGGGACTTGGCGGGCTTTCAAAAGCATTCCTGGGACTTGGTGGAAAGGGCGGCACTATCATGAAATTCGTTAAAGGGCCCGCCGGCGTGCTGGCGGGTTTCGCATTAATCAGCTACGGCGCTATAAAGCTGCTTGGAGGCGTGAAGAGTTGGATTGATAAACAAGATTGGACGCCTGGCCAAAAGAAAGCCGGAAAGGCCGCCGCCTCCGGAGTCACGTTCGGTGCGATCGGAGCCGGCGCCGGGGCAATGCTCGGCGCCAAAATTGGCGCCGCAGGTGGACCGATCGGAATCGCCGGCGGCGCTCTCATCGGTGGCGCACTCGGCATCGCCGGGGGCGTAATTTCTGAATACTTGGAAGACGGGACAGATAATCTTCCGCGATATGCGGGTGGCATCGATTCAATCGGATCTAAAGCAGCGTTGGCAAAACACGGTCAAGCAATAATTACTGGCGATTCTAGCGATGGCAGAGCGAAACCAGAATTGACCGTTGCACCACCAAAAAGTGCTGTTATAAATAATAAAAATCTAGAATCATTGGCCAATACGATTAATAATGTACAAAATCTATCAAACACGATGCAGCAGGTAGTTCATGAAACTACTAATATAATGCAAAACAAACTAGGAGCACAGGGAGAGCAAACAGTGAATATAACTTTAAAAATGGATAGTGACATATTAGCTAAACATTCACGTAAGATCGCGACTGATGTTTTGGAAACACATATGGAGATTAATTTATAAATGGGTGTACCAGGCACAGTTGGAGTACCATCTTTAGATATTCTTTTTAAGGCCGAAGGGGGCTCCCGAGGCCGCGACGTTCGCATCCAGATTGCCGCAATGCATATTCCCGGAAACCCTGTTGTTAGCTTCAATACAATTAAATGTATCATACAACAAACTTTTAGCCCTAAATGGTCAGAAGAGCAAGCATATGGTAAAATGGATCCAATTGCAACATACTCACATACAGGTCGATCACTCAAGTTTGATTTCACTGTTTTCGCGAAGGACTTCAACGAAGCCGAAGAATTGTCAGGCCAAATCGATAAGTTTATACGGTTTAATTATCCATCATATAATCTTGCTGGTACTGCACTAAAGGCGCCACCATTTTTTGCAGTAAGTTTTATGGCAGGCAACTACATACCCAATCTTCAAGGTTATATTACTAATTTAAATATTTATCCTGGTACCTCAAAGGAAAAAGGGACGTCGGAGGGCAAGACGAAAAAGGGGCTAACAATTGCTGAAAGATATTGGCAACTCGACTTCCAGCTTAAAGTGCTTCATGAGGTCACTCCGGGTTGGACAGGAAGTTCATTTCTTACGAAAGATGGTAGTTTTGCATATGTCGCCGGAGCGCTCCGAGGACAACAGAGCATACCCTCGGCTGCGGAGCTGGCCGCTCGGGACGCCAACAGATCCGTCATGCCGGATCCGCCGGGGACACACCGTGGCCAGACCATGGCGGACCCGAAAACCCATCCCACGCCGGCACCGGTCAGTGTAATCGTGAAGGA